GTTAACCTTCTTAGAAACCTGCATGTGCAAATGTGCGCCAGTAGAAGCAGAACCAGATTTAGTGTTCTTGCCACCACCAACCTTGCCAATAACCTGACCAAGTTTAATCATGTCACCCTTCTTGACAACAACAGTGTCAGGCGCAACGTGAGCATACTGCACGAAAATCTTTTCTTCCTGCACCCACAACTCAATAACCCAACCAAGCACATCAGTCCAAAACACGTTGTGAACCTTAGCGTCACAAATAGCAACAAGCGGTGCTAGTTCCTTAGGAGACCAGTCCTGACCACGATGAGGGCGACCATTACGGTACGGGGCAAGATTGCCAAACTCGTCACCACGAAGGCTCTTAGGGAACGGTTCTTTAAAAACGCTCATACAAACACCTTAACAATCATGTAAACAACAGCAGAAGCAATAGCAGACGACAAGATAGAAGTTATCCAAGCCGACTGGTAACGGGCCTTCTCCAACTCACGCAACCTATCCTCATGGTCAGCGAGTTGGTCAATCTTAGACTCAATCACAGTTAACCTACTCTCAATGCGTAGGAGAAGTGCCTGATTAGTTGGATGTCTCTCGTCACTCATTGAGCAACCAGCCTTGCACCACAACCGCCACACTCAGCAAAAGGTGGCACATCTTCAGGCCAAACATACTCAACACCCTTATTAGGGCAACCATCAGCGTCACAAATAAACATCATTTAACTTTCGTAAATAGCCTGAATAAGACAAGTGTTAGAAGCAGCCCAAGTATTAGGAATAATGCTTGAAGTTCCTGTAACGCTCAAATACGTTGCAGAAGCATTGTGAGCATAAACTAGCATGTTGCCACCAGAAGCAATAACCGAACCAGGATAAGTAGTACCAGCAACAGCCATACGAGCAGTACCAGTAAAACGAGCAGTAGAAGCATAAGCACGGTTAGCAGGCAAAGAAGCAGTAATAATGCCTGAAACGCTAAAACCAGCAGTACCAAGCGTAATAAACACATGAGCGATAGTCATACGCCCAGAAGTAGTGTAAAAACCTACCACAGACCCACCAGAACCCAACGTCACGTTAGTCAAAGTAGGCGTATAAGCAGTCCAAGACGTGTTATACGGTCTCCATGCAGAACCATCATAAATAGTCAACTCATTAGCGTCAGCCTGATACGAAGTCATACCCTCAGCCAAAGCAGTACCAATAGCAGAATCACGAGTAGCCGAATCTGCAAACTCCATGACGCTTTGCTGCATCAAATAAGTGTTGACGTTGTTAGCGGTAAGTTTTTCACCTACTGCGAAATTTTTGAAACCAGCACCAGCCAAAATAAACTCCTAGAAACCCAATACGTTATAGTCTAGCAAACCAAAGACATCGCCATCTAAGGTCAAAACTTCATTCTCAATCGTTGCCAACTTGAACGTGATAGTGTGACCGTCAATGTCAATCTTTTCACTTACACCAATTACACGAGCAAACTTTGTAATTCTTGAACCTGTGTTGTTCGGTCTAAATTTGATTGTAATAATCTGAGCCAAATCAATGCCCAAAACACGCTGCTGCTTTGCGTTATTTAAAGGATTTAAAAACACAGTCACGGTGTCAAAACGATACTCAGGTTCAGAGTATTTAGCAGCCAAAACCTCAGCAGCGTTTTGAGTCGCAGTATCATCAACATACAACAACCCATCATCCTCATACACAGAGTTACCATAAGCAGCAATAGATACAGGCCGACTAACAGTTTTTTTAGCCCCACCCAAACGAGTCAGGTTAATAGTGTTGTATAGCAATTCAGAGCCATAAATAATCTCAACACCCTGATAAGGAATATCCGTATTATCATCAGTAAACACAACATTGTTTACTAACTCGTAACTGTTCTTCTGAAACTCTATAACACCAGTCTGATTGACAAAAAAGTAGCCACCCTCAGTACGTTCAACCAACTGAGCATACTCAAGGATGTTAGTGCCAGCATCAATCGTGTGAGACTGCACCAGCATAGTGCCAGTAGTGTCCAAAACCCAGTTAGGGCCACCATAAGGCCATTCAACGTCAGGTTGACCCAAAACATAACCAATACGGTTACCAGCGGTCTGCTCGGCAGGAGACAAGGATGCCGAAGTAGTCTGATTAGCCAAAAACGAGAACGCATCAGTACCAGTAGCGACAGCAGTAGACTCGCCACTCACGTCATACATCAAGTTCCAGTCCTTGATGAAGCCGTAAATACGCCCTACGCCTTCAGTAGTGATTTGCACACCAACATTAGGCACGATTAGCCCATTAAAAGGAGATGAAGTGTTTAGCGGGTCAAAAACACGGTTACGGTTCTCAAAAGCGATACTGAACGTGCCAGCCTCAAACCTATCCAACTCACGGCTACGCCCACGGTCAGTGCTAATAGACTTCACATAAGAAGTCACATCATAAGTAGAAAACCCATCAACACTGATTAAAAGAACTTCAGTTGAAGGAACAGCCATTAGTACGCCCTTGCATAGACCTTGCCAGAAGTACGCTCATACTTCTGAATCAAGTCTACAATTTCTTTACCGACAGCAGCACCGTTAGCACCAACACCAGCGTTCACAGTAACGTTAAACACCATAGGTGTAGACGCAGAAGCCCTAGAGCCAGCAATCGCACTAGCAGCATAGTTAGCATCAACCTTAGGCGCAACAAACTTACTCGTCACACTCTTACCAGTAATCGTCTTATCAAACGTTTCACGGAACGACTTAGCCAACGTCTCAGCAGCCTTACGCAACTTCTCATCAGCAGACAACAAACCAGCAATCAAACCATCAGACAAGTCAATACCAGCACCATACATAACCTGTGCAGCCTGCTCACCCAACTTGCCACCCTCAGCAGCAAGTTGACCAAACAAACCATTCAACTCATCAACCGAAGCCTTACCACCAGCAACAAGCGCATCAGCAATAGCAGCACCCTGCTCAAGGCCACCAGCAAGAATCTGAGAATACAACTCACCAGAAATGCCCAAAGCCTTCAACTTGCCCAAGTTGTCAGCAAACGCACGAGTCTGACCAAGAATGTCACGATACTTACTAATAATCGTCTCAGCATTAGCCAAAGACTTCACAGTTTCAGTAGTCGTAATCATAAACTCGCCAACCATGTAAGACGTTGTACGAGTAACCTCATCACCCACGTTAGCCATGATGCTCGCCAAGTTAGCAAACTCAATAACAGCCTTCTTAGTATCAGCAATCAAAGCCTTACCAAGTTGGAACTTGGTAGCCAACTTGTCACGCTCAGAAGCAATCTTCGACAACTGATTCTTGACCAAGTTTGCGTAATCCTTAAGAGCCTTACCAGCACTCTTAGTGATTAACTTGTCAGCAATACCCTCATTGACCTGCTTCGTAATAGCATCAAAAGCACTAACAACAGCCTTCTCAAACTCACCCAACTGACGAGTAACCAAACGTGCAGGCACAGTCGCAGCAAGCAACTCAGTCATCTTCTTTTTAAACTCTGCGAGTTTCTTCATCAACTCATCAGCAGCCTCAGCCTGTTCTTGAAGTGCCTTAGCAGCCCTGTCCTCTTGCGCCTTCTTAGCCTTCTCACGCAAACGAGTTCTATCGTGATACTGCGCTGCTCGTGACTCCAAATAGGCAATCGCATCAGCCAAATCCTCAACAGCGTTAGTGTGCGCACCCCAAAGAGGCAAAGCATCAAGGATTTCATCTGACGTGTAACCATACTTGGCTAGTTCGGCCTCAAGGTCGCCCATCTTTTTCTGATGGTCTGCAATACCCATACCAACTTCAACAAGGCCAGCAACAAGCAAAGACAAACCAAGAGTTGCAGCAGCAACCTTGACTTTAGCCATGTCCGCAGCGTAACCCAAAGCCACCATCGCACCCTGCGAAGAATAAGTTGCTGCCACAATCAAAGGCTGGATAGCGACCCAAGCCTTCATCATAAACTGAGCAGCCTTAAACGCAGCAACAAGAAACAAGACAGCCTTGCCATACTTCAAAATGAAAATAGCACCATCTTTAGCCACGCCAAAGAGTTGACCCATAAGTTCAACAATCTTTTGAATGTCGCCACTGTTATCTACAAGAGTATTAATGAACTCCTCAGCAACCTTAGCCAAGTCATCAAAAACTTTTACAAGCGTGTCCTGGTTAGTTGTAACAAGGTCAGACAAAACACCCATAAGTTTTGCCAAAGGTGGGATAACAGCCTGAGCAATAATAGCCTGGAAGTTCTTAAACGCAACATTCAAGTTCTGCTGCTCAACAAACAACGTTCCCTGACCACGAGAGAACGCACCCTGAGCATCCGCAGAACGTTCCATAAGCAAGTCAAGACGAGCAACCTGCTGTGCGTACAACTTAGCCTCGCCAGTCAACTTAGACTGACCACGAGCAGCGACTAAAGCGTTAACTTCAGCCTGCTTCATAGCGACACCGAACTTTTCAATCGGGTCATACTCACCACGGAACAAAGCCGTCATACCAGTCAACGCTTCTTGAACGTCATAACCGTAAACAGTAGCCAAGTCAGACGCAAGACCAACAAGGTTCTTAGTGTTGCCGATAACATCTTCCATCGGCATACCAGACTGCTTTAGAACCGAACCCAAGAAGGTAGACGCTTTAGCAGCAGCAGACGTAGACAAACCAATGTCAGAAGCACCCTTAGCGAACTCCTGCATCTGAGGCGCAGAAGCACCAAAAATAGTCTCAAGAGCCTTCAACTCACGCTCATAGTTACGAGCCTCAGTAATAGCACCCTTAAAGAACGTAAAAGCACCAGCACCAATAGCACCAACAGACAGGCTGCGAGAAAGACTAGCACCAAGACCGCTAGTGGCCTTAATCTTGCCACCCAGTTTGTCTAACTGACCAACAGCATCCTTGATGCCCTGCGACTGGAACGCTGTAACAATCGGAATAAGAATTCTTCCAGCCACGTTAACTCCTCAACTTCATATTGACCTTATCGAAACCACCCTTAAGCACATTCAACGCCTGATACCTAACCATAGGTAGCGAAGCCTCAGCAGAAGGGTAAACAAAACGAGAACCATTAGACGCTTTAGCCCCACGAGCAGACTTCAACGCATCAATCATCGCACGACCCTGACCATTCACTTTGTGAACCCTTGTACCAGTACGAGAACGGCTATAACGATACTCACGAGTCTGAGGGCGTTTATTTACCCAAGCACCAGAACGACCAGCCATGTCAGCCATGACAACAGCAGCGTTCTCAACCTGCACACGAGCAATAGAAGTCTCAGTAGCCCCATTACGCAACTTAGTACGCACACGAGGAGTCTTAGCCAACACCGAACGCACATTCTTGTTACGGTTCTGCGAGTTAGCACCCCAAGTCAAACGACCAGGAATCACACGAGGGTTAAAACCAGACGGCGTGTTCTGCGGGCGACTAATGTGAATACCACGAGTCGGTGGCTGCTTAGGAATACCCTTTTTCACACCATCAACCAAAGGCTTCGCAACCCTACGCAAATCACGCTTCAACTCAGTAACAAGAGCAGGCTCAACCTCACGCATAGTCTTAATCAAGTCACGATAATCAGGGATGGAAACCCCATCACGATTATTGCGAGAAATGACCTGAACCATACCAACCATTCTACCCAATGAGAAAAACCCCCCACCTTACGGCAGAGGGGTTCCCTACTGAGATTGCTTCTGATTACGCCAGATAAGATACCGACCTAAAGTCCATAACATTCTGTCGTCTAGCATCATCAACTCACGAGGACTGATGCCAGTCTCACAAGCAAGCGAGGCGATGTACCAATGAGCAGATTCATCGCCCAACCCAACTATTTTGGGTCTTTGTCACTCGTTCCAACTGATGAAATTGTTTCCATCCAAGCATCGAAGTCTAGGTCAGTAGCCTTAGTGCGAGCCTCAGAACTGTAAGCCAAAAAGCACAGGTAAGTGTACTTCAGGCCAGATTCCAAAGTTGCGATACTGATGTCGAACTTCGATTCGAACTTTACAAGGTCAGCAGCAGAACAAACAACTTCTTTGCTCTCACCACTGAGGAACTCAATGCGTAGGTTGATTTTCAATTTTTGTCCTTAGTTATTAGGCTGTGGCACGAGATACAGTACCGCTGGTCTGCCAAGTAACCGACAGGGTGGCGATGTCGCCAACTGACGAAGCAAACGGCTGGTACTGCGAAACCAAGCATACAGCAGTGTAGGCAGGGTTAGTTGCCGATACTGCGGTGCTGGTCGGGGTGATTACAACAGTAGCGTATGAGCCACCGTTGTAAAGAGGGTGAATCGTTGCATCAACAGCAGCAGCACCGAAGTCCTGGAAGAAGTTTAGGGTTACAGAACCCGACTTCAAGCCAGCAACACGAGTGCGCCATCCGCCACCGAAAGCGGTGGTTTCAAGTTCGTCTGATGATAGGTCAAGGCTTACCGACTGAAGAACGTTCGAAAGGTTCGTTCCGTTAACGGTAATCTTGTGGTCTGTGGCTGCATAAACTGCCAATTTGACTCCTTAAGTAGATTGAACAGCACAGGTGAACTCTGCTGCCAAATAGGTTGTTTCTCCAATGGTTGTTGAGCCGTAGTTTCTCATTTCAGACACCATCACGTCAAATGCTTTACCTGCTAGTGTCTTATCTGATTCTATCGCACTCTTAATACTTGACGCACCAGAAGGTGAACAGTAAGCATCAAGGGTGTTCTGTGCAGAACGTGAATCAGCCTGTCCGACTACAACAGTAATCGTAAAATTGTAAGTGTTGAACCCGTTATGAAACGCACGGTGATAGTCAATGCCTTCTGGGCTAATCACAGCGTAAGGCGGGTTGACCTGCCCAGGGATAACACCAGAGGTGCGAAGCCCAGTAATAGTGGCAAGGTTAGTGGCAATACCGTCACGGATTTCCGACAAAGTTGCCATTAGTAATACTGCCTCATAGTTCTGTAAGGGTCAATCAGCATAGCCACGTCAGGGTCAACCTTAGTGCCTACACGGATAAAGCCGAGGTCAGGGCTAGAGAGAACACCTAGAGGTGACTCGTCACGCTTAAAGAAACGTGCAGCCTGATAAATGGTTGCCTTCTTGATAGCCATAGGTACAGCCGACCAGCCCCAAGTGCCTGTAATACGCACACAAGCCTCTTGACCAGACCAGTTCAACGAACCGCTAGTAGGGAACACTTTATCGTCAATGGCTCGTAGAGCCGTTGTAGGCCATCCAGTGATACCGCCAGAGACACCGTTCAACGGTTCTTTCTGGTAGTCGTTAGATTCCCAAACGTTGTTAAAGTTGCCGTCAAGGTCATCAGCAGTGGCAACCTCGGTGATAGTAATAGCGTCATCAATCACGGTGTAAAAGTTGCTGTCTGCAACGAACACACGAGAAGCAGTACCAGCATTGTAAAAGTAACGACCAGTGTAAGTATCAATCGCACGAGACGCAGATTCAATAGCAATCTCAAGCAGCGAATCGTCAACCGTGTCGGAAATACGCAGAGCAGCCTTGACCTCAGTCAAAGTACAATATCCATTAGTAATTGCCACAAAAACTCCTTACCAAACCTATTTTACTCGTTCAGCAATACGCTTCTTGAGTTCAGTCGTAGAAATGCCTTGCGTGTATGGAATGTAAGCCAAACCGATACCACGCTCATCCAACCAGTCCTGAGTGAAACCCATCTGCTTATAGTAGTCACGCCTAGCCCAGTCAGAACCGATAATTATTATGTCAGGTTGAGCCAAGTCAATAGCCACAGTAGAATCAGCACCACCAACATTCGGCACAACCGCATCCACATAGCGACAAGCCAACAGCACAGCCTCACGCTCTGCATACGACATCACAGGCGAATTACCTTTATAGTTCTTAATGAACTCGTCAGTGTTCAGCGAAACAGTCACAGAGCCGACTAGCGCACATTTCCTCAGAAACGCTACATGACCGCTGTGGAACAAATCGAAAGTCCCACCAGTGTACACCTTTAGTCCCAACGGTTGTCCCTTCGCACTTGCAAACTCCAGTGGCCCTCGGAGAAGTCCTCAGACGCAATCTTGTCATTAAGAAGTGCTTGATTCGTTCCATAAGTGCGACCATTCTGTTCCTGAAAGCCAGAGTTCAACGTAGAACTGTTGTCATGGTTTACTTTAGCGTCAATCCATTTAGGTTCAAAGCCAGCGTGTTTTAGACGGCGTTCCATGTCGTTGTCATCAAAGTACAACGGGTAGAAACGTTCGTCATACAAGCCAACCTTAGCAATCATCTCCTCACCGAAAATGGCACACGACCAGTGAGGCACAATGCTAGGGAACGAGATAGTTGACGGGTCAGCCTCAGCAGCAATCTTCTCTAACGAGCCAGGCGCAAACCAAGCATCATCATTCACACACACCCAATACGGGGCGTAAGGCGTGGACTTGATAATCAGATTCCATGCACCCACAAGGCCAAGACCGAACGGGATAGGCAACACCCACACGTTCTGCACAAAGTCATTCTCAGGTGGCAGATAAGTGCCAGTGCCAGAGTTGTCAACAATAACCAAATGCTCAACAGGATAGTCAATAGACTTCACTAAACGGTCAGCAAGGTCAAACCTGTTCACCGTAGCAAAGCCAACAACGGGAATCATGCAAACAACTCGTCAAGCGCAGGAATCCAATACTTCTCCCACACCACGTCAACATCAAAGTCGGCAGCAAAGTCAATGCTTGCCTGTGAACGTTCACGAGGCGCAGCATAAGCAGCCTCAAGCGCAGACACGATAGACGGCACAAGCGGAGTCATCCACCACGAATCCTGACCGCTATCCCAAGTCGGTTGGCCCTCAACTAAGAACGAATCATCCGACAACAGGCCAGGCGCAGCAGCCCAGTCAGAACCAATCACACGAGTACCACAAGCCTGCGCTTCCATCTGTGGCACACCAAAACCCTCACCGTAAGACGGGGCAAGCAACACATCCATAGTGGTCATAAACGCTGCCAAGATTTCAGGCGAAATACCATACTTGTAATCAACCAGATTAGGGAAACGCACAGCAGACTCAGGAACACCACAAGCCTCAAGCAGTTTCAACAAGTTCCAGCCACCAGCAGAACCTAGCGGGTCAGTGTGCAGATACAACTTAGCGTCAGGGTGCGACTGCAAGAACACGCTGAAAGCCATAATGTTCTCGCTAAACGCTTTGCGATGCACAAGCCCAGAAGCCTTGTTCGCAGCAACCATGCCAACCACAAAATCATCCTTACCGAACCCTAGATACTCACGGGTAGGTACACCGTTAATCTCATAGGTTGGTTTCATAACCTTAGTGTCAACACCATGCGGAATGTATAGGCAGTCAATGCCTTTATCATTCATCTGCTTCACACCAAACGGCGACATAGCGATAGGAGTCACGTTAGGTTTACGCAACCAAGCCTCAACCTTCGGTGGCATCGTCACATGGTCAAGCGGAGTCCAAGACGCAATCTTACGCATCTTGTCCCAAGCAGAACCCTTCAACACCCACACGTCATACAGGCTAATGAACACGTCTTTAGCGTCAGGGTTTTGCTGCAACCAGTGAGCATGGTGCATAGGGGCTACATCGTTAGAGTACGCTTCCATGCCACGAGCATAATGAGGGATAGTGCCATACGGGGTTTCCAACGTAGAGTTGTTACCCTCAAGGCCATAGTTAGACAAAGCAGCAACCGCATAATCGTCACGCTTCAAACGGTCAACCAGATAACCAGCCTGCACACCATAACCTGTCGGCTGATACGGGCTATTTGACCAAACAGACACAACCTTTTTAGAACCCATTTTTTATACCTTTCGTAGTAATCCCATAATAGCAAAAGAACACCCCCCAGAGTCCTACGCAACTCTGAGGGGTGTCCAGCCTTTGAGGGCTAAGGGTTAACTTGCGCCACCCTTGAACCATACGGCGTGAGCCGAGTGGGTTAGGTTACCGTCAACACGCATGGTCACACGGAAAGTGGTCACATCCTTGTCGAAAGCGTAGTCGCCCGACTGAGCAACCTGGATACCACCAGCGGTGCGAACCTTGTACGAAGGTAGGTGTCCGAATAGGACCGACTTCGCACCAGTAGCAACAGCAGGCATAGCAGGGTTCTCAATGAGACGGTAGCCGAGGATTTGGTCTGGCTGACCAGCAGTGGCAGGGGTGAAGATGTAGTTACCTGCACCATCCTTAATCTTGCGGATAGAGGCAATAGCCGACTTGCCAGCGAGGAAGCCCACGCCTGGAAGTAGACGAGCCTGACCGTCAAGTGCGTACACAAGGTCTACGAGGTTCTCGTAGGTTGCAGCACCCGAAACACCAGTTCCACCAGTGACGGCAGACGATGCAGCGGTAAGGATACCAGTTGGCTCAACAGTGCCAGTTCCGTTGGTTAGACCGTTGTTGACGGCGAAACCGATAGCGTTACCAGCCTGCTCTGCGATAAGTGCCGACAGGTCGAAACCAGCGTCAGTTAGCAGTTCGTTAGCAACTGGAACAAGGAACGAGTACTTGAACGCACCAAGAGTGATTGACGAGAACGTTGGCTCAGACTCTGAGATGGCAGTTCCAGCACCCTTGATGGTTGCAGTCGAACGAGCAGTCAGGGTTGGGATGGTTAGCGACTCACCAGTGGTGGTGTTGATAACATCCGAAACATCCAGCATTGGGCCAGCAAGGCGGGCAATCTGGAATACCTGGTTGTAGAACGACTTAGGTACAGTGTTGTCGCTTGGAACAAGGGTACGCTTCTCCGAGTTGAACTCGTGTCCACGCTGCTCGCCCATAGCGATAGCACGAAGGATGTCGCTGTCATCTAGCGAACGGGTGTTCGATGGGATGAAAGCAGACGCAGCCTCAGCAGCACGCTCTTCACGAGCAGCGAGGTTGTTTGCTGATTCGATAAGCGCAGCACGCTCGTCTAGTTCAGCCGAAATACGTTCGTATTGAACGTTTTCTTCAGCGGTGAGGTCACGCTTCTCAGCAGCAGCACGGTCAAGGATGACCTTTGCTGCTTCCCAAGCCTTAGCACGAGCCTCAGACTGAAATTTTGCAAATTCAGACATGAATCTCCTAAATAGAAATGAACAATGATTCTGCGGTGCTGACACTCAACAGACAAGGTAGCGGTGCTAACACTCAACCACAACTAAAAGTTTACATAACGTTTTATACACGCCCCAGACAAAGCGAAACCCCCACAGGGAAAAGGGGAAAACCTGTGGGGGTGAACTCGCTTGGAAGGGGGACTAGCGAGTTTCTTTCGCCTTGACTACACGAGTTTCTTCAACTTCTTGTACTGGTGCATCAAGGGCAACGATGGCATCAGCGAAATCGCCTGCCATGTCCTTAATCGGGCCGACAGCAGGTTCGCCAGCGACCTTCAAGATTGCTTCAATAATCTGTTCTTTAGTAGCCAATTTAGACTCGTTTCATAAGTAGGTCAAGTTGCTTCTGCTTCAAGTCTAGGATGTTGCCAGATACTTCTTCGACCTCTGGAGTTTTCTCTAGTTTAGAAACAACGTCTTTGATTAGTTGTGCGTGGTCAGTTTCTAGTTCCTCACCAGACTCTAGGCGTAGCAGAGCGTCAGCGAGAGCCTCAGCGTCAATGCCACCCTCAGCGGAACGAACCTGCACAGTGCCAGCAGTAGCCGTGTACGCAGGGTAAGAAACCACTGAAATTTCGTGAATCCTGACAGACTCAAGAGTGCGGTTTCCACGCTCATCCCAAGTGTCCTTGATAACGTTGAACCCAAACGACATAGCATCAATTACTTTGCTGCGGATAAGTTCAGCAACGTCACGACCACGAGTAGTGTTAGCAAGTTTCGCTTCGTAAGCCAAACCCTTGTCGTCTTCCCATAGGCGTAGGCTGCCACCACGCAACGAAGCCATAGGCTCACCGCTGTCGTGATTCCACAACAACTTAATCTCGTTGCGAGACTTTAGCGAACGAGTAAACGCACCAGGGGCGATACGTTCAATGAACGGTAGTGGTTCGCTCTCACTGTTGAACACGGCAGCGTAACCGCTAATGGTCATGCCATCGTTCTCGTCACGAATCTCAAACTCGGTAGGCGTAGTGCGAACCTCGTGACCACCCACAGAGCGAGCCTCATCAGATAGACCCTCAATGCGAGCCTTGATAGCCCAAGAAGCCGAAAGCCACTTGTTGCGCTGTTCGTTGATTTCAGTCATAGTTTCTCTTTCATCAGATGCTTTAATCCTAGCAACAGCAGAATCAGCAAATGCCTTAGCCCGCAACGCTTGACGCTTTGTAGGCCCTGAACCCCATAGTAGATGAGCCACTAAACCAGCACCAGGATAGTCAGGGTCAGTAGCGTTCTTGTTTTTAGGGGCATCAAGGTCTGGTAGGTGGCGGGCAATCCACGCAGAGAGACGCACCCACTTGTCGGCAGAAACACGACCAGCAGCCATCTCACGGGCTTCACGAATAGTGGCAGGGACTAGACCTGCGCCACCTTTTCCTTCTTCGTAATACTTGAGTCCACGGCGGGCAGCAGCCCTCATGTATGAGGGTGGGGCTACATCAATGGCACGAACCTCAGAACGTTCGCCACCAGGTTCAATGTCCTCAGCAAGCGAGATAGCAACCATTTGGTCAACGGCAGCCTGCTTAGTGGTGTGGCAACCCATGACTTCGCCATCGTCTTTGACAGTTGCCCAACCTTCGCAACCCTCAGCACTGTCGGTAATAAAGTATGGCATTAGACCTGCTTCATCCAACTTAAGGTGTGACCATCTTTGGTGGAGATAACGTGCAAACTTTCACCAGGGTTCATGTTCAAAACAAGTTTCTCTAGTTTGTACAAACGCAAACCATTAGAGGTGGTCACGTCACCGTTACCAATGTAAAGAGTATCAGTGTTGTCATCGTTAGAAATGTGAATCTGCCAGTTGCTATTGCTTGTGCCGTCAAGTTGCACGGCGACAGTTCCCGCAGTTGTTTGACCAGTGGTGAGCATTACTGCGCCTCGTCTTCCTGCATCATTTCATCGTCAGGGCTGCCCATTTCGCCCTCTTGCACCTCAACCTCAGGGGTTTCTGCATACTCAATCTCAGGCAGGCTCAACACGTCAAGAACAGATGACGGGTCAAAACCATCCTTGATAAGAGTGTCAGCCATGTCTACACGAAGTTTCGTTTCCTGCAAGTTAGCAGCCGACAGGCTCACGTTCGCTAGAGGAACACGAGGAGTGTCACCACCCTCAACAGGTGGCAAGTCCTCAAGTCTACGAACCTCGTTGATGGTGCTTGCGCCCTGCTGAAGCATGATGCTGTAAGCGGTAGCACGAGATTGTAGGTCACCACGCAGTAGAGCGTTGAAGTTGAACTTGATGAAAGCGTTGCCTGGCAACAACTGTGAATAAGCCCATTCAATCTTTTCCAAGATAGGGCGAAGCGAGTGGCTAATCCACTGCAAGTTGTTTTGTTCCACAGAGGCGTAAGTGTTAGTGCCTGGAATACCCATCATGTGTAGTGGCACGTTGAACGCACGAGCCATTTCCTCAACAGCAAAACGGCGAGACTCAAGGAACTGTGCCTTGTCGTTTGGAACGCTAGTGTCTTTGTATTGTGCGCCACCGAACAGTACGCCTGTCTTGTGGGCTTTACGCCAACCCTTGTGACGGCTGTCGAAGCCTTCCTGCAAAGCACGCAGTTGCTCAGGGGTCAAGTTGCCAGGGAACTCGATAACGCCGTTAGTGGTTGCGCCCTGCTGGAAGAAACGTGCAGCAAAGTTCTGCAACGCAGTAGCCACACCAAGCGCATCCTTCAGTTTCTCTACACGGCTCATACCGTACAGCGACCCTGGCACAGCCAAGTCAATGATGTGCAAAACTTCTTTGCTAGTTAGAGGCTTAGGTTCGCCCTGAATAATAAACATTTTGCGACCAAGAGCAGAACGCTCAACCTGCACCTTTGTCGGGTCAACAACAACAAGGTTTACAACGTCACCGTTACGGTCACGGTAGACACGAGTGTACGAGTTGCCGTTCACTAGCAGCGAGGTAACGACCTGACCATAGTGTGCTTGACGTGGCAGGTCAACGTCAGGTTGGTCAATCCAAGTAGGCTTCGGGCGGTAAGGCTTACGGTCACCGTCAAGGCGAATAAAAGCGTCAACAGGCAAAGTTGAGATAGTGTCCGAATATAGCGACACGGCAGAGAAGAACGCAACAATCTTGAACGCAGTCTCAGAGTTGATTACAACGCCAGCCTCAGTCTGAGTAACAAAGTCCTCACCGTTAGCGAAGACCTGCTGATACGATAATGCCCTCTCCTCACCAAAAAGATTTCCGAGCATTACTTACTCCGTTCCAAAGCCAAACCAAACAAAACTAGCCCCACACCAGCGACAATCACACCAGCAGGCAGCCAAGCCATGCCAACCCCTATTGACATTACAGCGATACCAACCGCCTGAATTATTGTTGCAATCAACTGACCACCTAAATAAAAAATCCTGGTATTATTGCTTCTTCTATTGTAGACCCTGAACGGTCATACGCTATCACTGATGCAACGGCAGCGTCAATGCGCCGATTCGATGCACGGTTCTCTTTCACAATGCGTGGACCTAGATTGTCAATCTTCACCACAGCGTTATCCAAGTGACGGGCTAGTAGCGGGTCGCCATCATGTGTGAGGCGTTTCTCCATAACAGCGTCATAAAACTTGGCACAAGCCACAACCATACGTTTAGCAGACGTTGACGGCCATTCCACAATCGGAACACCAGCGTCTTGCAACACTTCCATAGAACGTTGCCAACGGAACGGGTCACAAGCAACCTCACGCACCGTGTAACGCCCACAAAAGTTGAGAATAGCGTTCTCAGCGTCTTGAATGTCCACTCGCCAAGAATCGTCACTATCGGCAGGTTTCTCCCACGCCTTAACCAAGAACAGGTGAGGTTTATCTTCAGAGTCACGAGGCAACCTACAACCGATGATTACAGTCGTGTCACCGTTGAACGAGCCGTCAAAACCGAGAACATAGTCAGCGTCAGGGTCTAGTTCTTGCACAGTTTCGCAAGCATCCCACGCACCTGTCGGTAGCCAAGATAGTTGAGACGACACCCACTGATTACAACGCTTAGTGCGGAACTCTGCCTCTGGGGTTCGGCGCACAGACGACTCAAAGTCCGATAGCGCACAAATGTCGCTAATGCCAGGGTTAGCGATTTCCCACGTTTCCTGCAACCTGTGGTCTGCTTCTTGTGGTGCTTCCCACCAAGCCATAAAGAATGTCGGGTCGTCAACCTCGCCACGAGCCACACGCTGACCGTACTGGTAAAGCGAGTAGCAAATAGAGTCCTTGCCTGTGGAGTCTGTTTTGACACCAGCAGTAGTAATCGCAATCAGGTTCGCCATAGAACCTCTAGCACCCTGAGCGAGCGACATAACGTCAAAAAGTTCACGGTTCGGCTGTGCATGTAACTCGTCAAAGATTACGGTAGTCGGTGACAAACCTTCCTTCGTGAACGCCTCAGACGACAGCACACGGTACACAGAGTTAGTTTCAGGGATTTCAATAGCGTCACGGTACAGTTTCGCCATAGACATCAAATCAGGAGACGCTTCAACCATGCGTTTAGCGTCAGCAAACACGATGCGGGCCTGGTCACGGTCAGCAGCACAGGAATAAACCTCAGCACCCTTGATACCAGCAGCGTAAAGACTGTACACGCCGAGCGTAGACGCAAGGGCTGACTTGCCTTGCTTACGGGGCATACCGATTAGGTTGATACGGTGGCGCAACCCGCCATCATCATCCCTAGCGAAAACGTGACGCAACAGTTCCTTCTGCCACTCACGCAACACCAACTGCGAACCTGCACGACCAGCAATCGAATCCTTAGTGATAATGCCGAAAATCTCAGCAAAATCAATAACCGACTCGCCCTTGCCCGCCAAAATCGCAGGTTCAGGAACGGGAGTCAACCAAGCAGGTGGCCAGGCTTTAGCCGTTGCCATGCTTTTCCATAAACTCCGCCAACTTCGACTTAGCCTTCACCTCAGCCAACCCATAACGGCTACGGTCAACAGGAGTCCAAGCCAAC